CGAACCCCAGAAAGCGGGGATCGCGTCATTCTGTCCGTACAACATTGGTCCCGGTAAGTGTTTCCCGTCGACGTTTTATAAACGAATTAATGCAGGTGATCGCAGGGGAGCGTGTGAGGCGATTCGCTGGTGGATTAAGGACGGTGGCAGAGACTGCCGTATTCGTTCAAACAACTGCTACGGTCAGGTATCCCGTCGTGACCAGGAGAGCGCGCTGGCGTGCTGGGGTATCGACAGATAAGCAGAATATTTTGCTGAAAAATAAAGCATGGCCACGCGGGCGGATAACACGAAATCCTGCGAACTGGCGAAACGTAAGTGAATAAAAGTAAAAACCCCGTTTGTTGGCAGCAAGCGGGGTTTTGTTTTTATGGCAGTAAGCTATGGGAGGCTGCCTTGATTGATTTTAGCAAACTGATTAGGGAGTTGCGACTCATGATTAGTCAATTACCAAACTGGAAATTTTTGCTGGTCTGGAGCATCCCTTTTTTATGGGTAGTATCCCAGTTAATTGTGGCAATTAAGGGGTAGCTATGTCAGACAAACTCATAACGCCGGCAAAGGTCCTGTGTGTGATTGTCGGTATTTCATTTTCACTAATGCTGGTTGCTCTTTTTCTGTCCCTCGCCTGGGTGATGTTGTCTTCGTCGGGGCTGCTGGGGTGACAGTGACTGATGACATCAGCAGAGCGCTGGCTTTTGCTATTAAGTGGGTGGCTGTTGGTATTGCTGTGTCTCCGATGCTATATGGGCTGGCAAAACTGGTCATTGCGCTGAAATCGTGAACTTTAAAAAGATGAGTGCTGAACTTATTCGGGCAATGGCATTTGCCATTCGTATTGTGGCCATTGCTGTTCTGGTCTGGGCAATCCGTTGGTGGTGAAATGAACCGCGTTCTGTGTGTGGTCATCATTGCTCTGCTGGTGGCCTGTGGTGCGCTTAGTCTGGGGCTGAATCATTACCGCGATAACGCCATCACTTACAAAGCGCAGCGCGATAAAAAAGCCAGTGAACTGAAGCTGGCGAACGCAACCATTACTGATATGCAGGTGCGCCAGCGCGATGTTGCTGCGCTCGATGCAAAATACTCGAGGGAATTAGCCGATGCGAGAGCTGAAAATGAAACTCTGCGTGCTGATGTTGCCGCTGGTCGTAAGCGCCTGCGGATCAACGCCACCTGCTCCGGTACCGTGCGTGAAGCCACCGGCACCTCCGGCGTGGATAATGCAACCGGCCCCCGACTGGCAGACACCGCTGAACGGGATTATTTCATCCTCAGAGAACGGTTGATGACAATGCAGAAGCAGCTGGAAGGGGCGCAGGAATATATCCGTACTCAGTGCCTGAAATAAGTTTTGTTGATGCGCCGTATCGTCGCTGTATTCCCTCATTAACAGAGACCGCAGCCCGACAGGGAGACTCCTCTGCGCGAGTGTGCGGGGATAATCAAAAACGATACACACCGGGGTTTACCGCGTTAACGGAGCGCGGCGTTGTCCCCTCATAGTCGCCAGTCCGGTGCGATGGTGGAAGAAACAGGACGATGTGTTACCTCGCAAGCCCTGTTATGTCATGTGTCTGATTTGTGATTTAAGTCGGATAATTGTCGTTGCCATTAAGCAGAGGATTGATGACCGACAGGGCGGCATTGTTAGAATAAGACTTATTTTTATCTGTGCGGGGAATGAAAATGAAAAGAAATCTTCCGTTAATTATTTTGTTGTCTTCTCTGGTTATGGGCTGTACGCAACATAAAACAGATATGCCCCGACAGTTGGTTAAGGCATTACCACAATATCCGGCCTATGCAGCGGCAAATTATATAAAGGGACGGGTTGATGTGAGGTTTGATATTGGTGCTGATGGTACTGTCACCCGAATTGAGTTTATTCGTTCAGAGCCGCACCATCTGTTTGATGAGCAGGTTGTAAAGGCGATGGCAAAATGGCGATTTGAGAAGGACAGGCCGTGTAAAGGCGTGAAGAAAACGTTTATCTTTAGTCCTTCTGCACCCTGATTATTTCATCAGAAATTAATTATCACTCTGTTGTTATTCTGTACATCCCGGCTGGGTAAGTCTTGTTCCGCCGGGTATGAAGATGAAATATTGTTGGAGGACAGTGGGTGCCTGCTCCTGTAACCGAACGTTCATTTCTCGTTATTTGTCATGCTGGCCGTACGCAGATGCGTTGCATCTGTTGCCAGCCTTCTCCTGCAGGCTTCAATAACCCACGCTGAAAAGTTACCGGAACCTTTATGCTCAAGGGCGATGTTGATCTGTTCAATCATGTGATTGGGGAAACGGATATTGCGGGTTGTGGTTCTGCGGGTCCGGTTTTTCGATGACATATTTATTTCCTTTACTGATTGCCATATGACGGGGATTTTACATGGCTGAGCTTCGTACACTCCAGAGCAGAATCAAAACTCTGAACACCCGACGGGTGAATATTCTGAAGGGTGAACAGCGTCGTGTCAGTGGCAGTGCACGTGTTTCCCTCAAGCGTCATATCTGGCTCAGGGACGCCGGGCAGTGCCGTCTCTGTGGTCGTGTGGTTGACCTCTGTGACAGTGAACTCGATCACCGAATTGCACTTCAGTTCGGTGGTGGTAATGAGGAGACGAATCTCTGGACGCTCTGTACCGAATGCCATCGACAAAAGTCTGCTCGTGAAGCGGCGAGTGATATGCCGGACCCGACGCTGCCGGAGGTGTCCGGAGGTAGTGGCAGAGAGGACGACATCATCGGACTGTAACCCAACCCGGGGGGGGTATCATCCGGCGTAAAAAACGATCGCTTTGGACACCGCGCCCCGTCTCATGCAGAGAAAAAATTCCTGTTTCAGGCCAGTTAACATGTTAACTGGCTGCCCGGGCATTTTTTCGGTTTTTATCTTTATTATTCAGTTTGTTGTGCGAAAAAAATGTTAACTGGCTTTTTCAGCAAATGTTAACCAGGCAGCAGTTAACATTTGCGGCATGAGACGCCGGGAAAAATGGGCTGAACCATACCCGGTTGAGTGCGTTATGGACCCGGGAGGAGGCTGTGCTGACAACGCAAAAACGAAAATTTGCGCTGGCGCTCATGTCCGGGAAAAACAAAACAGCGTCAGCCATTGCCGCCGGTTATTCGGCGAAGACCGCCAGGGTTAAAGGCTCGCAGCTGGCAAAAGATCCGGAGGTGCTCGCGTTTATAGCCCGTAAACAGTGCGAGACGGTGGAGGTGGATGAGGTTCCTGTTTACCGGCAGAAAAAATCAGAGCCGGAGGATAAACCCCGTCGCCGTGAGGCGGCTGCAATACCACAGCCGGACGAAAAAAATCCGGAGATGCCACCGCCCGTGGTGATATCTCCTGGTATTGAGTATATGGAGGACGGTCTTCCCGATCCGGTGAAAGCGATGGGGCGTCTTCTGGTGGAGAACATTAATACCGACCCCAGGCTGGCGCTGGATGCGGCTTATAAGCTGGCGCAGTTCACGCACCATAAAAAAGGCGATGCCGGTAAAAAATCGGCAAAAGGTGATGCCGCGAAAAAAGCGGCTAACCGTTTTGCGGTGCCACCACCACCCCGCCTGGTGGTGAATAATGATAATGAGGGCAACGGATGATACCTGTATGGAGCACGGCATGTCCGGACTGGGCAGAGCGCCTGAAAAAGGGGCTGTCGATTATTCCGGCTCCGATTTATCCGGACCAGGCTGCACATGCACTGGCGATTTTTAAACAACTGCGGATTGTGGATGCACCGGGTAGCCCGACGTTCGGGGAGTCCTGCGCACCGTGGGTGTTTGACCTGGTGGCGGCCCTGTTTGGCTCCTATGATGCGCAGACCGGTGTACGCCATATCAAGGAAGTGTTTATCCTTATCCCCAAGAAAAACAGTAAGTCCACGCTGGCCGCGGGGATCATGATGACGGCGCTGTTACTGAACTGGCGGCAGGCGGCGGGCTACACCATTCTGGCCCCGACCGTGGAGGTGGCGGCTAACGCCTTCAACCCTGCCAGGGATATGGTACGACGGGACGATGATCTGGATGACCTCTGTCAGGTGCAGACACATATCCGGACCATCACCCATCGGGTGACGGACACCACCCTGAAGGTGGTGGCAGCCGATCCGAATACGGTGTCCGGTATCAAGTCCGTGGGGACACTGATTGATGAACTGTGGCTGTTTGGCAAGCAGTACAAAGCGGAAGACATGCTACGTGAAGCCATCGGCGGGCTTGCCTCCCGTCCGGAAGGATTTGTGGTGTACACAACCACCCAGTCGAATGAACCGCCTGCCGGGGTGTTCAGACAGAAACTGCAGTACGCCCGGGATGTCCGTGACGGCAAAATTCATGATCCGCACTTTCTGCCGGTGATTTTTGAGCATCCTCCTGAAATGGTGGAAAGCGGGGCTCACCTGCTGATGGAAAACCTCGCCATGGTCAATCCGAATCTCGGTTATTCGGTGGATGAGGCTTTTCTGTACCGGGAGTACCGTAAAGCCCGGGAGGCTGGTGAGGAAGCATTTCGTGGCTTCATGTCAAAACACGCCAATGTGGAAATTGGTCTTGCCCTGCGCTCTGACCGCTGGGCGGGGGCTGATTTCTGGGAAGAGCAGGGCCGTTGTATCAGCCTGGACGATATCCTGCGTCGTGCTGATGTGGTGACGGTGGGGATTGACGGCGGAGGGCTGGATGATCTGCTGGGGATGTATGTGATTGGGCGTGACCGGGAGACCCGCGAATGGCTGGGCTGGGGCCATGCCTGGGCGCATGAAACCGCGGTGGTCCGACGGAAGAGCGAGGCGTCCCGGTTTCAGGATCTTGTTGCCTGTGGAGATATGACCATTGTCCGGCGTGTCGGGGATGACACGGCGGAAGTGGCGGAATATGTGCGTCGCATTCATGAGGCTGAGTTACTGGACCATATCGGTATTGATCCGTCAGGGGTGGGGCAGATTCTGGATTCACTGGCGGAAGCCGGGATCCCCGACGGAATTGTGGTGGGGATAAGCCAGGGCTGGAAACTGGGCGGGGCCATTAAAACCACCGAGCGCAAACTGGCTGAAGGGGTGCTGGTGCATGGTGACCAGCCCCTGATGGCCTGGTGTGTCGGCAATGCCCGGGTGGAGCCTAAAGGTAACGCCATTCTTATCACCAAACAGGCCAGTGGACGGGGAAAAATTGACCCGCTGATGGCGCTCTTCAATGCGGTCTCCCTGATGTCCCTTAACCCGGAACCGAAAAAGAAAGAATATGCGGTTTTTTTCATATAACCCTGTTCACACTGTAACCATCACGAACCGCTGCGGCGGTTTTTTTATTTTCAGGAGGCTGATGTGACTCTTAAACGGGCCTGTTCCCTGCTGACGGTGAAATCCTTCAGTGAGGATGAACGGGTGATCACCGGGATTGCGTCAACGCCTTCTCCGGATCGGGATGGTGACATCCTGGAGCCGGAGGGCGCGGAGTTTGGCAGTGCGATCCCGTTTCTCTGGCAGCATGACCATTCCCGCCCGGTGGGGCAGTGTACGGTACGCCGGGTCAGCGAAGGGCTGGAAATCACGGCAATGCTGGTGAAGCCGGATCCGGGGATGCCCTCCCAGATGGCAGCCCGGCTGGATGAGGCCTGGGCTGCCATTAAGACCGGGCTGGTCAGGGGGCTTTCTGTGGGCTTCCGGCCCCATGAATACACTTATCTGGACGGAGGCGGACTGCATTTTCTGCGCTGGGAACTGATGGAGGTGTCTGCCGTCACCGTGCCCGCGAATGCGGAATGCACCATCCGGACCATTAAATCTTACGACCGCCCGTTTTCTGCCGCGTCCGGCAACCGGAAACCGGTGGTGAAAATCGCATCTTCTGCCGGCGCTGCGGCACAGTCAATAACCTCTTTTCATAAGGAAAAGTCAGCAATGAATACTGGTGAACAGATTAAAAGTTTTGAAAACAAGCGTGCGGCTCTGGCAGCCTCCCTTGAGGAGATCATGAACAAAGCCGCAGAGGAAGGCCGCACACTGGATGTGGAAGAGGAAGAGCACTACGACAACACCGCAGCGGAAATCCGTCAGGTGGATGCGCACCTGAAGCGTCTGCGTGAACTGGAAACCAGTAAGGCCGCCACGGCACAGCCGGTGAAACAGGCCGGTAACGGGAATGTGGCCACGGTGGCTTCAGCGCCGGTGATCCGTGTTGAGCAGAAACTGGAGAAGGGGATTGGTTTCGCCCGCTTTGCCAAATCACTGGCCGCGGCTAAAGGTGTCCGCTCTGAAGCCCTGGAAGTGGCCCGTCGTCAGTATCCGGATGACAGCCGTCTGCATCATGTCCTGAAATCGGCGGTGGGGGCAGGGACCACCACGGACCCGCAGTGGGCAGGCAGCCTGTCTGAATATCAGGAATACGCACAGGACTTTATTGATTACCTGCGTCCGCAGACCATTATCGGGCGATTTGGTCAGGGCGGGATCCCTGCACTTCGTCAGGTGCCGTTCAATATCCGTGTGCACGCCCAGGTGTCCGGCGGTGCTGCCGGCTGGGTGGGTGAGGGTAAGGCAAAACCCCTGACGAAGTTTGATTTTGAATCCATCACCTTCAGTCATGCGAAGGTGTCGGCCATTGCGGTACTGACGGAAGAATTGATCCGTTTTTCCAGTCCGGCTGCTGATGCACTGGTCCGTAATGCGCTGGCAGAAGCGGTGGTGGCGCGTCTGGACACAGACTTTGTGGACCCGAAAAAAGCCGCAGTGGCAGATGTCTCCCCGGCGTCCATCACCCATGATGTGAAGGGCACGGCATCAACCGGTAACCCGGATGCGGATGCAGAGGCTGCGTTTGGACAGTTTGTGGCAGCAAACCTGCAGCCCACCGGTGCGGTCTGGCTGATGTCCAGCACCAATGCCCTGGCACTGTCCATGCGTAAAAATGCGCTGGGTCAGAAGGAATACCCGGACATGACCCTGCTGGGTGGCTCCTTCCAGGGGCTGCCGGTGATTGTCTCCCAGTACGTGGGTGACCAGCTGGTGCTGGTGAATGCCCCGGATATTTATCTGGCGGATGACGGCGGTGTGGCAGTGGATATGTCCCGTGAAGCGTCACTGGAAATGCAGTCTGAGCCGGGCGGCGACAGCACCACACCGTCGCCGGTGGAGCTGGTTTCCATGTTCCAGACCGGCAGCGTGGCCATCCGTGCGGAGCGCTGGATCAACTGGCGTCGTCGCCGTACTGCGGCGGTGGCGGTGATCACCGGTGTGAACTACGGCAGTGCGTCCGGCGGCTGAGTCTGATGAGGAGGGCGGGAGGTGAGAGCGTCCCGCAGTAACTGATGGCAAAAATCCGATATCTGCAGGGTACACATGATGCCCGGCCCGGGGATATCCGGGATGTCGCACAGCCGTGTGCGGAGGTGCTGGTTCGCCTGAGGAAGGCGGAGTACATCACAGCGCGACGTCCGGCGGGTCAGAAAAAGAAACATGATGCGGAGCATAGCGAATGTGGAACTTTTTGCGACGAACCCGAAAAAACCAGAAATCAGGACGTGATGTAAAAGAGGTGGGCTGGACCAGCCTGTTTCAGGCGGTGGCTGAGCCCTTTGCCGGCGCCTGGCAGCAGGGGGTGAAAGCCGATCCGGAAAGTGTCCTCTCCTTTCATGCGGTGTTTTCTTGCATTTCGCTGATATCCCAGGATATCGCCAAAATGCGGCTGCGCCTGATGCAGACGGATACACAGGGGATCCGCCGTGAAAAACGGCAGGGGGATATTGCCCGTCTCTGTCGTCGTCCCAATGCACAGCAGAATCGTATCCAGTTTTTTGAACTGTGGCTGAACGCCAAACTGCGTCACGGCAATACGGTGGTGCTGAAAATCCGTAACTCCCGGGGGCAGATCAAAGAACTGCGTATTCTGGACTGGAGCCGGGTTGAACCTCTGGTGGCGGATGACGGCGAGGTGTTCTACCGCATCACGCCGGACCGGAACTGCGGGATCACGGAGGCGGTGACGGTGCCTGCCAGGGAAGTGATCCACGACCGGTTTAACTGTTTTTTTCATCCGCTTGTGGGGCTGCCGCCGGTGTATGCCGCCGGGCTGGCGGCCACGCAGGGGCATCATATTCAGGCAAATTCAACGTCTTTTTTCAGAAATGGCGGCAGGCCGTCCGGGGTGATTGAGATCCCCGGCAGTATAACGGAAGAAAATGCGAAAAAACTGAAGAGCAACTGGGACAGCGGGTATACCGGCGAAAATGCGGGGAAAACGGCGATCCTGAGCAACGGGGCGAAATATAACCCCACGACGTTTTCACCGGTGGATGCGCAGACGGTGGAACAACTGAAGATGACGGCTGAAATTGTCTGTTCGGTGTTCCGTGTCCCGGCCTACAAGATTGGCGTTGGCCAGCCGCCTTCCAGTGACAACGTGGAGGCGCTGGAGCAGCAGTATTATTCCCAGTGTCTGCAGACGCTGATTGAGTCCATTGAGCTGTTACTGGATGAGGCGCTGGAAACGGGGGAAAACGAGAGTACGGAGTTTGACGTCACCACGCTGCTGAGAATGGACAGCGAACGGCGCATGAAAACGCTGGGTGAGTCGGTGAAAAATACGCTTCTCACGCCCAATGAGGCCCGTAAACGTGAGAACCTGCCGCCCCTTGCCGGCGGTGATGCACTGTATCTTCAGCAGCAGAACTACAGTCTGGAGGCGCTGTCCCGTCGTGATGCCCGTGAAGATCCGTTTGCGTCGTCCGGGAAAAGAGTTTCAGCCCAACTGCCTGACGGCGCATCTGACGGTAATAAGGCAATCAGTGAAACAGAGCATGGTGCGGTGAAAGCGATGTTGAGGGGGATACTGCGAAAATGACAGAGCGTGAACTGTCCATTATCCGTGCGCTGGGTGAAGAATTCTCCACGGTGCTGGCGGATTTACAGCGCACATTTGAGGGGAAGATGGCCTCGCAGGCACAAGCGTTTGAAGAGAAACTGACTTCCCTGTCGGCGGTATTACAGAAGCATGTGACGGTGGATGAGGTGCGTCCGGTTCTGCAGGCGATGGTGGATGACGCTGTGGGGGCCATTCCGGTACCGCGTGATGGTCGTGATTATGATCCGGATGTACTGCAGCAGGCGGTGAATGATGCGGTTGCGAATATTCCGGTACCGGCGGACGGCAAAAGTATTACCCCCGATGATGTGCGTCCGATGCTTGAGCAGATGGTGGCGGAGGCAGTGGGCCATATTCCAGCTCCCCGCGATGGTCGTGATTACGATCCGGAAGTACTGAAGCAGGCGGTGAATGATGCGGTCGGGAGAATTCCGGTACCGGCGGACGGCAAAAGTATCACCCCCGATGATGTGCGTCCGATGCTTGAGCAGATGGTGAAAGAGGCTGTAAGCCATATTCCCGTTCCGCGTGATGGTCGTGACTTCGATCCCGATGTTCTGCGGAAGGCGGTTCTGGAGGCGGTGAATGCCCTGCCGGCTCCGCAGGACGGGCGTGATGCCACGGCACTGGAAGTGCTCCCCGCCATTGACGATCAAAAATCCTTTCCCCGGGGCACGTATGCCACACACCTTGGAGGACTCTGGCGGGCGTATGAAAAAACGCACGGGATGCGGGGATGGGAATGCCTGGTTGACGGGGTGGCGGATATTGACGTCAGTATGACGGGTGAGCGGTTGTTCTCTGTGGTGATCCGGCAGAGCAGTGGCCAGTGTACGGAAAAAACATTTTCCCTGCCGGTGATGCTCTACCGCGGAGTGTTCAGAGCCGGTGAAACCTACCACCCCGGCGATACGGTGACGTGGGGGGGCTCGCTGTGGCACTGCAACAGTATGACCGCCGATAAACCGGGGGATGCGCATGCATCTGGCTGGACGCTGGCTGCCAAACGGGGACGGGATGCTGGAGGCGGAAAATGACGGCATTACTGACACTGGAAGAGATCAAGGCACATCTGCGTGTCGACCATGACGCGGATGATGACATGCTGATGGACAAGGTTCGTCAGGCTACCGCCGTGCTGCTGGCCTACATTCAGGGCAGCCGGGATAAGGTGATTCGTGAGGACGGTGAACTGATCCCGGGCGAGGCATTAACCCGGATGAAGGGGGCTGCCATGCGACTGACCGGGATGCTGTACCGGAATCCGGATCTTGCGGAGCGGGAAGAACTGATTCAGGGGGAGCTGCCGTTTTCTGTTTCCGTGCTGATTTACGATTTGCGTTGTCCGACGGTGTTATGAGGAGGGGGAATGGCAATATCTGCAGGTCGTCTGACACAGATGATAAGTGTTCTGAACCCGGTGTTAACCCGTAATGCTGCCGGAGAAATGACGGAAGAATGGGTGTCATGCGGGAAAATTCATGCGGATATCCGTGGCAGGAGCAGCCGGGAGCGGATGCAGTCCGGTGCGGAAATGGCGCAGGCGGAAATCCGCATCTGGGTGCGCGGTCAGTCCGGTCGGGAAATCACGGCAGCGTCACGACTTCATGTGCTGAGTGGTCCCTGGCGTGACCGGATCCTGAACGTTGTCGGGCTGCCCGTGCCGGATGCGACCGGCGGACGTCTGGAAATTCTCTGTCGGCTGGGAGGTGAAAAATGATCGAAACCCTGCTGGATTTTTCGGGGCTGGAGGACATCAGCCGCGATTTGCAGCTTCTGAGTGGTGCAGAAAATAACCGGGTGCTGCGTGAGGCAACCCGTGCGGGGGCGAATGTGCTGAAAGAAGAAGTGGTGTCACGGGCACCGGTACGCAGGGGGAAACTGCGCCGCAATGTGGTGGTCCTTTCCCGGCGCTCCCGCGATGGCGGGATGGAATCCGGTGTCCATATCCGTGGTGTTAATCCGGACACCGGTAACAGCGATAACACCATGAAGGCGGATAACCCGCGCAATGCTTTCTACTGGCGGTTTGTGGAAATGGGGACCGTGAATATGCCACCGCACCCGTTTGTGCGTCCGGCATTTGATGTGCGCAGTGAACAGGCAGCACAGGTGGCGATTGCTCGGATGAACCGGGCCATTGATGAGGTACTGAGACGATGACGGAGGCGGATTTGTATCCTCATCTGGCGCATCTTGCCGGCGGGCAGGTGTACCCGTATGTGGTCCCCCTGCTGGATGGCAGGCCGTCGGTGGCGCTTCCGTGGGTGGTTTTCAGCCTGATTTCATCGGTGTCTGCGGACGTGATGGGCGGGCAGGCGGAGTCCTCAGTGTCGGTGCAGATAGACGTTTATGCCGGGACTGTGACGCAGGCGCGTCAGATACGTCAGGACGCCCGTGAAGCCATAATGCTGCTGGCCCCGGGATCCGTCAGTGAAATGCAGGACTATATTCCGGAAAACCGCTGTTACCGTGCAACCCTGGAGTTTCAGGTCACGGTGTGACTTTTTCTTTTTTTCTACAAAACCCATACCCCGCCGCGTGCGGTTTTTTTATTATCAGGAGGCAGAATGTCTGCTTTGTATGAACGCTCACAGCTGACGCAGGTGATGATTTCATCTGCCCCGGCGACTGCTGAAACTATGGATAAGGCGGAATATCTGCGCCTGGACTGCACCATCAAGGAAGTCCAGTTCACCGCCGGGCAGAAACAGGATATTGATGTGACCACGCTCTGCTCCACGGAGCAGGAGAACATCAACGGTCTGGGGGCGTCGTCCGAGATTTCCATGTCGGGTAATTTTTATCTGAATCAGGCCCAGAACGCCCTGCGTGATGCCTATGACAATGACACGGTGTATGCGTTTAAGGTGCAGTTTCCGTCCGGTAAGGGCTTTAAGTTCCTGGCGGAAGTGCGTCAGCACACCTGGTCATCCGGTACCAACGGCGTGGTGGCTGCAACGTTTTCACTTCGCCTGAAGGGTAAACCGGTGTCCTATGTGGTACCGCTGGCGTTTGTGAAAAATCTGGAGAAGACACTTACCGTGAATACCGGTGCGCTGCTGACAATGTCAGTCAGTGTCAACGGGGGAACGCCGCCTTATAAACACGCCTGGAAGAAGGATGGTCAGCCGGTAGAGGGACAGACTACTGACACTTTCAGTAAAGCCAATACGCAGTCAGGTGATAAGGGGGCTTATACCTGCGAGGTAACGGATTCTGCAGAACAGCCGCAGAGCATTACCTCTGATGCGTGTACAGTAACGGTTAATGGTGCGGGCGGATAAGGCTTATGGCAAAAGATCTGAAAACACTGGCGCTGGCCAGACTGTCAGGGTTCCGTCATAAAACGGTGAAGGTGCCGGAATGGGGAAATGTCAGCGTGGTGCTGCGGGAGCCTTCGGCAGAGGCCTGGTATCTGTGGCAGGAAGTGCTCAATGGTGATGGAGAGGATGACGATACCCTGTCGGTGGTGGCGAAAACCCGCCGTAACCTGGAAGCGGATGTGACGCTGTTCTGCGATGTCCTGTGTGATACTGACCTGCAACGGGTGTTCACTCCGGACGACCGTGAGCAGGTGCTGGCCGTCTATGGTCCGGTACATGCCCGGTTGCTGCGTCAGGCACTGGAACTGATCGCTGATGCAGAGTCGGCCAGAAAAAAGTAGCCCGCCCGGAAATTCGCTTTCTGATGCGACTTGCGCTCCGTCTGGGGCGCACCTTATCCGAACTGCGGCACAGCCTGAGTGCGAGCGAGGCGATGATGTGGATGGAGTTTGACAGGGTGTCCCCGCTGGGTGATGAGCGCGGGGATATCCGTAATGCACAGATCGTGAAAGCGGTTTTCGGGGCACAGGGGATGAATGTTGCACTGAAGGACGCCATGCTCTGCTGGGGCGAGGATGAGGATAAGCCGGAGGTGGATCCGTTTGCGGCGCTGGAAGACGCGCTGAGCTTTGCAGCACAGTCATGAATGATGAGAACCGCTGAGGCGGTTTTTTTACGCCCGGAGAAAGGTGAATGGCGACGTTACGTGAACTGATTATCAAAATTTCGGCAAATTCACAGTCATTCCAGTCGGAGATCCAGCGGGCTTCCCGTATGGGCAGTGAATATTACCGGACCCTGCAGAATGGCGGGCGTCAGGCCGCTGCGGCAGCCCGGGAGCAGCGACGTGCCCTGGCAGAACTGAACAGCCAGTTGACGGAAATCCGCGCTTCGGCTGTCGGAATGGCTGGCGCATTTGCCGGTGCCTTTGCCACCGGACACCTGATTTCATTGGCTGATGAGTGGAGTTCCGTGAATGCCCGTCTGAAACAGGCATCACAGTCATCCGATGAATTTTCGTCATCACAGAAAGTGCTGATGGATATCAGTCAGCGGACAGGTACCGCTTTTTCGGATAATGCGGCCCTGTTTGCCCGTTCGGCAGCCTCGATGCGTGAATATGGTTACAGTGCCGGTGATGTACTGAAGGTGACGGAGGCCATTTCCACGGGGCTGAAAATCTCCGGTGCCAGTACGGCTGAGGCGGGTTCGGTGATCACCCAGTTCAGCCAGGCGCTGGCACAGGGTGTGTTGCGCGGTGAGGAATTTAATTCGGTCAATGAAAGTGGTGACCGGATCATTCGTGCACTGGCTGCAGGCATGGGCGTGGCCCGTAAAGATCTGAAGGCGATGGCGGACGATGGTCAACTGACGGCGGATAAAGTCGTGCCCGCGTTAATCAGCCAGCTGGGGACATTGCGTGATGAATATGCCGCCATGCCAGAAACGGTCTCTGACGGGATCACAAAGGTGGAAAACGCCTTTATGGCCTGGGTGGGCGGTGCGAATGAGGCCAGCGGGGTGACAAAAACGCTCTCCGGCATGCTGAACGGTGTTGCCGGACAGATTGATAATGTGGCAACAGCCGTGGGGGCACTGGTTGCCGTCGGGGTGGCCCGGTACTTTGGCAATATGGCCTCCGGAGCGATGTCTGCCACGGCAGGACTTGTGACGGCTGCACGTAATGAAGTTGCACTGGCGGAAGCACAGTTCAGGGGAACGCAGATTGCCACGGCGCGGGCAAGGGCAGCCGTGTACCGTGCTCAGCAGGCCGTGGCGGCAGCCCGCGGGACGGAGATGCAGATTGCTGCAGAGGCCCGTCTGGCGGCCACACAGGAACGCCTGAACAGAAATATTGCTGCCAGAAGCGCCGCCCAGAATGCGCTGAACAGTACAACGGCGGTGGGCTCACGTCTGATGAGCGGTGCGCTGGGGCTGGTTGGTGGCGTACCCGGACTGGTGATGCTGGGGGCTGCAGCATGGTACACGCTGTACCAGAATCAGGAGCAGGCCAGGGAGTCTGCGCGCCAGTATGCACTGACGATAGATGAAATCGCGCATAAAACGCCGTCAATGTCTCTGCCTGAAGCCTCAGATAATGAAGGACGAACACGGGCGGCGCTGACAGAGCAGAACCGGCTGATTGATGAACAGGCCAGTCGGGTGAAATCCCTGCAGGAAAAAATCGCAGGATATCAGTATGTTCTGGCGAACCCGGGCTGGACGACCGGTGACGGATTCATGATAAACCATCTGACCTCGGTGAAGACCGTAACGGAAGGGCTTGCTCAGGCAACAGAGCAGCTTGCCGTTGAGCAGTCCCGTCTGGCACAGATGCAGGAAAAAGCGCAGTCCATTCAGGATGTGCTTGCCGGGCTGGAAGACCGTCGTGTGGCGTTAATTCGTCAGCAGGCGGCAGAGCAGAATAAGGTGTACCAGTCCATGCTGGTTATGAACGGTCAGCATACGGAATTCAACCGTCTGCTGGGGCTGGGTAATGAACTGCTTCAGCAGCGGCAGGGACTGGTGAATGTGCCGTTACGGCTGCCACAGGCCACTCTGGATGATAAACAGCAGAGTGCCCTGACAAAAACAGAGCGTGAGCTGGCCCTGTCCAGACTGAAAGGGGAAGAAAAAGAGCGTGCCCGGCTGGGGTATGCGGCGGATGACCTCGGTTTTGTGGGGGATCCGTATCAGGAGGCGAGACAGCGTTATATCAGTAATGCTCTGGAAGCCTGGCGTAATAACGAGGCGAACAAACCTAAATCCCGGGGTGGAAAATCAGAAACGGAAAAAGCGGAAGACAGTTTTTCCCGGCTGCTGAAGCAGCAGAAAGAGCAACTGGCACTGGCCGGTCAGAACACGGAGCTGGCGAAGCTGAAGTACCAGACAGCGCTGGGTGAACTGAAAACCCTGTCGGAGATACAGAAGCAGGAGCTGCTGCGTAACGCGGCCCTGATTGACCAGCAAAAAATCCGGGAACAGTTGCGATCCCGGGAAGAGACCCTGAAGAATGAGAATGTGGCTGCGCGTGCATCAAATGAAGCCGAACTGCTGGGGTACGGGCAGGGAGAACGGGCCAGGGAACGCATGCGGGAGTTGCAGCAGATCCGCGACAGCTTCCGCCAGAAGGATGCGGACCTTCAGTCTCAGTATCAGACCGGGGATATCAGTGAGGATTTTTACAGACAGGCGCTGGCGCAGAATGCACAGTATCTGAGTGAACGTCTGAAAGAGCAGGAAGCCTTTTATGCCGAATCGGATGTGCAGCGTGCGGACTGGCAGAAAGGGCTGCAGGAGGGATTCAGTAACTGGGTGGATAATGCGTCCGATTACGCCTCACAGGCAGCACAGCTTGCGACAGACGGTATCTCAGGGATGGTGAATAACATCACGGAGATGCTGAACGGAAATAAAGTGGAATGGCGCAGCTGGGCTGCATCAATCCTGCAGGAAATATCAAAAGTTCTTATGAATGCCGCGATTGTCAACGGAATTAAGACGGCGGCAAACGGTATGTCCGGTGCGGGAGGATTTCTCGGCAGCATTGGTGACTGGCTGGGCGGAGCGGTGGCCAATGCAAAAGGCGGCGTGTATACCTCGGCAAACCTGAGTGCGTACAGCAACAGTATTGTGGATACGCCCACGTACTTTGCCTTTGCAAAAGGGGCGGGACTGATGGGGGAGGCCGGTCCTGAAGCCATTATGCCCCTGACCCGGGCGGCGGATGGCTCGCTGGGTGTGCGAGCGGTGGGCAGTATGAACGGTAGTGCGGGTCTGGTGTATTCCCCGGTCTACCATATCGCCATTCAGAATGACGGGACTAATGGCCAGATAGGGCCGGAGGCGGCAGGCAGTCTTGTGCAGCTGATTGACCAGCGGGTGCAGGCGGTGATGCTGTCCATGCGACGTGACGGAGGAATGCTGAGTGGCTGAGATAAAAACGCTGCATCTGGTCCCGCGTGAAGGGATGCAGGTGAGTGAGAAGCCGTCGGTGGTGAGGGTGCGGTTTGGTGACGGTTATGAACAGCGCCGCCCCACAGGGCTGAATCCTCAACTGAAGACGTTTCAGGCGGTGTTCCGGGTGACGGATGAGTCAACCCGGCGCTGGCTGGAAGAGTTTTTATCGTGGCATGGTGGTTACCGTGCCTTTTTGTGGCGACCGCCGAAACATAACCGGACGGTGAGGGTTGTGTGCCGTGAGTGGAGTGTCACGGATAATGCCCGGTACAGTGATTTCAGTTGCACGATAGAGCAGGTGGTGAACTGATGCAGGATATTCACGGGGAAAGTCTGAACGAGTCGGTTAAATCAGAGCAGTCACCGCGGGTGGTACTCTGGGAAATCGACCTGACGGTACAGGGTGGTGAGCGGTATTTTTTCTGCAATGAGCTGAATGAAAAAGGGGAGGCGGTTACCTGGCAGGGGCGGCAATATCAGGCATACCCGATTGACGGCAGTGGCTTTGAGATGAACGGGAAGGGCAGCAGTGCCAGACCGTCGCTGACGGTGTCGAATCTGTTTGGTCTGGTCACCGGGATGGCGGAGGACCTGCAGAGCCTGGTGGGGGCCACGGTGGTCCGCCGCCGGGTGTATGCCCGTTTTCTGGATGCGGTGAATTTTGTGGCGGGCAATCCGGAAGCGGACCCGGAGCAGGAGCTGAGCGACCGCTGGGTGGTGGAGCAGATGTCAGAGCTGACGGCCATGACAGCCTCGTTTGTGCTGGCCACACCGACCGAGACGGACGGGGCGCTGTTTCCCGGTCGCATCATGCTGGCGAACACCTGTATGTGGACCTACCGCTCTGATGAGTGTGGATACACGGGCGGGGCAGTGGCGGATGAGTTTGACAAACCCACCACCGATATCCGTAAGGACAGATGCAGCAAGTGCATGCGCGGGTGTGAGATGCGCGGCATGGTGGCTAATTTTGGCGGTTTCCTTTCCATTAATAAACTTTCGCAGTAAATCCCGGTTTATGACACAGACTGAATCAGCGATTCTGGCGCATGCCCGGCGGTGTGCGCCTGCGGAGTCGTGCGGCTTCGTGGTGAGAACGCCGGAGGGGGAGCGGTATATCCCTTGTGTGAATATCTCTGCAGAGCCGGAGGCGTATTTTCGTATCGCACCGGAAGACTGGCTGCAGGCACAGATGCAGGGGGAGATTGTGGCACTGGTCCACAGTCATCCCGGTGGGCTGCCCTGGCTGAGCGAGGCTGACCGGCGGCTGCAGATAAAAAGCGCACTGCCCTGGTGGCTGGTCTGCCGGGGTGACATTCACAAATTCCGCTGCGTGCCGCACCTGACGGGACGGCGCTTTGAGCACGGGGTTACGGACTGTTACACCCTGTTCCGGGATGCATACCATCTGGCGGGGACTGAAATGCCGGATTTTCATCGCGGGGATGACTGGTGGCGCAACGGTCAGAACCTTTACCTGGACAATATGGCGGTCACCGGCTTTTACCGGGTGCCCCTGTCCTCTGCACTGGCGGGCGATATTCTGCTGTGCTGCTTTGGTGCTTCGGTGGCCAATCATGCCGCCATATACTGCGGCAACGGTGAGCTGCTTCACCATCTGCCTGAACAACTGAGTAAACGGGAGAGGTATTCCGAAAAATGGCAACGACGAACGCATTCTGTCTGGCGTCACCGCCACTGGCACGCATCTGCCTTCACGGGGATTTACAACGATTTGGCCGCCGCCTCAGCCTGTATGTGAACACGGCAGCGGAAGCCATCCGGGCGCTGTCGTTACAGGTGCCCGGATTCCGCCGTCAGATGAACGAAGGCTGGTACCAGATACGTATTGCCGGTGATGACACGGCACCGGAGGCGGTGTACGCCCGTCTTCACGAACAGCTGGGTGAGGGAACGGTCATCCACATTGTGCCGCGACTGGCCGGGGCCGGAAAGGGTGGACTGCAGATTGTGCTGGGGGCGGCAGCCATCGTGGGCTCTTTCTTCACTGCCGGGGCATCGATGGCGTTATGGGGTTCAGCCCTGGCAGCCGGTGGTTTTTCTGCCACCACGATGCTGTTTTCACTGGGTGCCAGTATGATTCTGGGCGGTGTGGCCCAGATGCTGGCACCGAAGGCAAAAACACCGGATTACCGCGCAACGGATAACGGTAAACAGAACACGTATTTTTCGTCACTGGACAATATGATTGCCCAGGGGAACCCGATGCCGGTGCCTTACGGGGAAATGCTGGTTGGCTCCCGGCGAATCTCCCAGGACATCAGCACCCGTGATGAAGGCGGTGGCGGAAAGGTCGTGGTTATCGGGCGGCAGGCATAAAAGCGAAAAAATCCCGCAGTGCTCACGGACAGGAACTGCGGGAGCGTTACGAAGATTAAGTGTAAGGAATTATTCTTATGTCACGACAAAAAACATTAACGCAGAGAAATTATTAGCACCACAGTCAGTTTGTGAAAATGTGAAGATATTCAGAAATTTTATTCCGTCATGATGCAGGCACCCGGTGAGGTGCCTGTTGTTTTTGTGAGTGAACAATTATCACGGTAAGAGGTGATGTAATGGGCAAAGGTGGCGGCAAGGCGCACACACCGCGTGAGGCGAAAGACAATCTCAAATCCACGCAGATGATGAGCGTGATTGATGCGATTGGTGAGGGACCGATAGAAGGCCCGGTGAAGGGACTGCAGAGTATCCTGGTGAACAAAACCCCGCTGACGGACACGGACGGTAATCCCGTGATACACGGTGTGACGGCGGTCTGGCGTGCCGGGGAGCAGGAGCAGATACCACCGGAAGGCTTTGAGTCCTCCGGAGCTGAAACCGGACTGGGCGTGGAAGTGACGAAGGCAAAGCCGGTGACGCGCACCATTACGTCCGCGAACATTGACCGCCTGCGGGTTACCTTCGGGGTGCAGTCACTGGTGGAGACCACCTCAAAGGGTGACCGTAACCCGACGTCTGTCCGCCTGCTGATTCAGCTTGAGCGTGGTGGTAAATGGATGACGGAAAAGGATGTCACCATTAACGGCAAGACCACCTCGCAGTTCCTGGCGTCGGTGATTCTGGAGAATCTGCCGCCCCGGCCCTTTAACATCCGGATGGTCAGGGAGACGGCGGACAGCACCACAGACCAGCTGCAGAACAGAACGCTGTGGTCGTCATACACCGAAATCATCGATGTGAAACAGTGCTACCCGAACACGGCCATTGTGGGGCTGCAGGTGGATGCGGAGCAGTTTGGCGGTCAGCAGATGACGGTGAACTACCATATCCGAGGTCGCATCATCCAGGTGCCGTCAAACTATGACCCGGAAAAACGCACGTACAGCGGCATCTGGGACGGCAGCCTGAAACCGGCATACAGCAACAACCCGGCCTGGTGCCTGTGGGACATGCTGACTCACCCGCGCTACGGCATGGGAAAACGTCTGGGGGCGGCGGATGTTGACAAGTGGGCGCTGTATGCCATCGGGCAGTACTGCGACCAGACGGTCCCGGATGGTTTCGGGGGCACAGAGCCGCGGATGACCTTTAATGCGTACCTGTCACAACAGCGTAAGGCGTGGGACGTTCTCAGTGATTTCTGCTCGGCGATGCGCTGTATGCCGGTATGGAACGGCCAGACGCTGACGTTCGTTCAGGACCGCCCGTCGGATGTGGTGTGGCCGTACACCAACTGCGATGTGGTGGTGGATGATAACGGCGTGGGGTTTCGCTACAGCTTCAGCGCCCTGAAGGACCGCCACACGGCGGTGGAGGTGAATTACACCGACCCGCAGAACGGCTGGCAGACCTCCACGGAACTGGTGGAAGACCCGGAAGCCATACTGCGCTACGGGCGCAACCTGCTGAAGATGGATGCGTTCGGTTGCACCAGTCGCGGTCAGGCCCACCGTGCCGGGCTGTGGGTGATAAAGACCGGACTGCTGGAAACGCAGACGGTGGATTTCACGCTCGGGTCACAGGGGCTGCGTCACACACCCGGTGACATTATTGAAATCTGTGATAACGACTATGCCGGGACCATGACCGGCGGACGTGTCCTGTCCATCGATGCCGCCAGCCGCACCCTGACGCTGGACCGTGAGGTGACACTGCCGGAGACCGGTGCCGCCACGGTGAACCTGATTAACGGCAGCGGTAAGCCGGTGAGTGTGGACATCGCCGCACACCCCGCGCCGGACCGGATACAGGTCAGTACCCTGCCGGATGGTGTGGAGACATACGGTGTATGGGGACTCTCCCTGCCGTCACTGCGTCGTCGCCTGTTCCGCTGTGTCTCCGTCCGGGAAAACACGGACGGCACCTTTGCCATCACGGCGGTGCAGCACGTACCGGAAAAAGAAGCCATCGTGGATAACGGGGCCAGCTTTGAGCCGCAGTCAGGCACCCTGAACAGCGTTATTCCACCGGCAGTGCAGCACCTGACGGTGGAGGTGAGCGCGGCTGACGGTCAGTATCTGGCACAGGCGAAATGGGACACGCCGCGGGTGGTGAAGGGTGTGCGCTTCAGTCTGCGCCTGACCAGCGGAAGCGGAGAAGACAGCCGTCTGGTGACCACCGCCATCACTGCGGATACAGAGCATCGTTTCAGTGGTCTGCCGCTCGGGGAATACACCCTGACAGTCAGGGCAATTAACAGTTATGGCCAGCAGGGCGAACCGGCGTCGGTATCGTTCCGGATTGCCGCACCGGCAGCGCCGTCACAGATTGAGCTGACACCGGGCTATTTTCAGATAACCGCCACGCCGCATCTTGCGGTTTATGATCCGACGGTACAGTTTGAGTTCTGGTTCTCGGAAACGCGGATTGCGGATATCAGGCAGGTTGAAACCAGCGCGCGTTATCTTGGTACGGCGCTGTACTGGATAGCCGCCAGTATCAATATCAAACCGGGCCATGATTATTACTTTTATATCCGCAGTGTGAACACCGTTGGCAAATCGGCATTCGTGGAGGCCGTCGGTCGGGCGAGCGATGATGCGGAAGGTTATCTGGATTTTTTCAAAGGCAAGATAACCGAATCTCATCTCGGCAAGGAGCTGCTGGAAAAAGTCGATCTGACGGAGGATAACGCCAGCAGACTGGATGAGTTTTCGAAAGAGTGGAAGGACGCTAACGATAAATGGAATGCCATGTGGGGCGTCAAAATTGAGCAGACCAAAGACGGCAAACATTATGTCGCGGGTATTGGCCTCAGCATGGAGGACTCGGAGGAAGGCAAGCTGAGCCAGTTTCTGGTTGCCGCTAACCGTATCGCGTTTATTGACCCGGCAAACGGGAATGAAACGCCGATGTTTGTGGCGCAGGGCAACCAGATATTCATGAACGACGTGTTCCTGAAGCGCCTGACGGCCCCCACCATTACCAGCGGTGGAAATCCACCGGTATTTTCCCTGACATCAGACGGAAAGCTGACCGCTAAAAATGCGGATATCAGTGGCAGTGTGAATGCGAACGCCGGGACGCTCAACAACGTCACGGTAAATGAAAACTGTACGATTAAGGGCATGCTGGAGGCGACTCAGGTCAGAGGTGACTTCGTTAAAGCTGTATCCAAATCATTTCCGAAACAGGCTGGTACGTGGGGTAACACGGAAACACCAAACGGGACGGTTACAGTCACCATCAGCGATGATCATAACTTTGACCGTCAAATCATTATTCCGCCCATTATCTTTAACGGAATAGCGTATAGCTATCCGGGAAGTGGTAATAACCCGGGAGGTACAAGATACACGGGTTATGGTTTTGAAGTTCGCAAAAACGGTGTATTAATCGCATCCAGAGAAACTAAAGGGGCCATTCCCGGTAGCTACAGTGCGGTTATTGATATGCCGAGTGGCAGGGGAAGCGTCACTCTGGAGTTTAAGGTTTTCCATAAAGGCAATCAGCGGGCAGGTAATATCACCGACTGTACGGTGATTGTGACCAAAAAAGCCGCTTCCGGCATCAGTATTCGTTGAAATTGTTATAACCCATATAAGGGCACCAGAAATGGTGCCTTTTTTATTGCAGAAAAGCGAGAGGTAATTATGCGTAAACTTTATGCCGCCATTTTTTCCGCAGCCATTTGTCTGGCCGTATCCGGTGCGCCTGCATGGGCATCTGAACATCAGTCCACGCTGAGCGCGGGGTATCTTCATGCCTCGACGAACGTTCCCGGCAGCGATGATCTGAACGGGATTAACGTGAAATACCGTTATGAGTTTACGGACACACTGGGGCTGGTGACGTCATTCAGCTATGCAGGAGACAAGAATCGCCAGCTGACCCGTTACAGCGATATCCGCTGGCATGAAGATTCCGTGCGTAACCGCTGGTTCAGCGTGATGGCGGGGCCGTCTGTGCGCGTGAATGAATGGTTCAGCGCGTATGCGATGGCGGGTGTGGCTTACAGCCGTGTGTCGACTTTCTCCGGGGATTATCTCCGCGTAACTGACAACAAGGGGAAAACGCACGACGTGCTGACCGGAAGTGATGACGCTCGCCACAGTAACACCTCTATGGCGTGGGGAGCTGGCGTGCAGTTTAACCCGGCCGAATCCGTGGCCGTTGATGTCGCTTATGAAGGCTCCGGCAGTGGCGACTGGCGCACTGACGGGTTCATCGTGGGTGTTGGCTATAAATTCTGATTAGCCAGGTAACACAGTGTTATGACAGCCCGCCGGTTCAGGCGGGCTTTTTTGTGGGGTGAATATGGCAGTAAAGATTTCAGGTGTACTGAAAGACGGCACAGGAAAACCGGTGCAGAACTGCACAATCCAGCTGAAAGCAAAACGTAACAGTACCACGGTGGTGGTGAACACGGTGGCTTCAGAAAACCCGGATGAAGCCGGGCGTTACAGCATGGAGGTGGAGTATGGTCAGTACAGTGTCATTCTGTTGGTGGAGGGATTTCCTCCGTCACATGCCGGGACCATCACCGTGTATGAAGATTCTCAACCGGGGACGCTGAATGATTTTCTCGGTGCCATGTCGGAGGATGACGTCCGTCCGGAGGCACTGCGTCGTTTTGAACTGATGGTGGAAGAAGCAGCGCGTCACGCAGAGGAGGCGAAGAAGAATGCCGGAGAAGCAGAGACGTCCGCGAGGAATGCCGGCATATCAGCCAGTAAGGCGGAAGCGAGCGCGGCAAATGCTGACACTTCAGCAGGGGAAGCATCGGAGTCAGCCCGGCAGGCGGCAGAAAGTGCAGCCGCTGCAAAGCAGTCAGAGGAGGCGTCCTCGTCCTCGGCCTCTGCGGCCGCTCAAAAAGCCAGTGAGTCATTACAAAGTGCAACAGATGCTGAGTTGTCAAAAAAGACGGCAGAAAGTGCAGCCGGTAATGCAGCCAGGGATGCAACGACCGCAGCAGAAAAAGCCCGGGAGTCAGCAGAAAGCGCACAGTCAGCGGAACAAAGCAGGATAGCGGCGGAAGAGGCCGTAAACCGAATCCCCACCGTGGTGGGACCTCCCGGGCCAAAGGGGGAACAGGGGCCCGCTGGCCCTCAGGGGCCGAAGGGAGATAAAGGAGAGCGTGGTGACACCGGCCCTGTCGGGGCAACCGGTGAACGGGGACCGGGAGGAGATACAGGTCCGGCAGGTCCGCAGGGGCCGAAAGGCGACAGGGGAGAGCGGGGAGAGACCGGGCTGACAGGAAGTACAGGTCCACAGGGTCCAAAGGGAGACACCGGGGCAGCAGGCCCGGCAGGCCCACAGGGACCGAAAGGAGAAACAGGTGTGGCTGGCCCGGTAGGGGCAACCGGACCTCAGGGGCCGAAGGGCGACCCGGGGGAGACGCAAATACGGTTCCGTATGGGGCCGGGAAACATTATTGAGACAAACAGCAATGGCTGGTTCCCGGATACAGATGGCGCACTCATCACCGGACTGACCTTTCTTGACCCCAAAGATGCCACACGGGTTCAGGGTTTTTTTCAGCATTTGCAGGTCAGGTTTGGTGACGGGCCATGGCAGGATGTTAAGGGACTGGATGAAGTGGGCAGTGATACAGGCAGAACAGGAGAATGACATGAACATACTAAAAAAACTTATGCAGCGTCTGTGCGGTTGCGGAAAGCATGATGACCGTGAAAACGGGGAGTTACTTACAGCACAGCTGCGACTGGGACCGGCAGACATTCTGGAGTCAGATGAGAATGGCATTATTCCGGAGCAGGACGGGGTAATCACGCAGGTGGTGATACTGGATGCAGATAAAAAGCAGATACAGTGTGTGGTAAGACCGCTGCAAATTCTGCGTGCTGACGGGAGGTGGGAAAATATTGGCGGAATGAAATAGCCGACAGCTTCACAAAACCGGAGTCCGGCTCCGGTTTTTTGTTGGTTAGATGTAATCTGACAGATACCTGTATAAATAACCGGTAACTGTCAGGTCAGAGCTAATATAGGTAATTATATTATAATCACGAGCGCTTAGATGTATTAATGCCATGCTCTGCAAGATGCTGCATCAGACGCTGAGCCACATCAGGCAAAGGTCTTGATTGTTCATTTTGTACTGGCGGCGTTGGCGCAGGCCAGTTAGGTGCCGGAGGAATATGTTCAGCCATATTCCGGGCTGGTTGAATGCCATGCTCTGCAAGATGCTGCATCAGACGCTGAGCCACATCAGGCA